GTGCAAAATCCAACAAGTCGGGAAATATGTCAGGAAGGGGGCAAAATCGTCCTTTGTTCCCACAGCGATTTTCAGTAATTTCGCACGTAATGGATAAGACTATTGAAATGACTGGCATCGAAGCGATGCAATGGGCAAGGGAGATGAGTAAGATACCACAAGGTGACTTCACTATCTGCTTCTTCCCCTACTCTCGCATACAGGGTATGGCAGGTGAGCAGATGATAGTTAAGGAACATTGCAAGTGGCGCACGCAACTACCGCAAGACTGCTTCAAAGTAGATGCCGAGAACTTCTTTCTTTTCGAAGACCAAGAGGGAAACCCCAAGATGTGCTATCGTATCCTCATCAGATATATGGGGTTCCCACAAGACGGATATAAACTACATAAGATAAATTGGTTATGACAGATAGTATTGAACTGCACGGCAACGCTGGACTCTACGTCATGGACGGCAACGCCTTCTCCTTTCAGATTGGAGAAGGAAGAGAGTTGTCGACAAGTCCAGGGCTACTCATACCACAGGGTCAGCAGCCTTGCTTCCATGAGCACCAGTGGATGAGTGTGAATGGTTATCAGGTCTGTATGCGTGGTATGAACAACGCACTGTGCGAAGAGGTAACGATGGAGATAAAGCAGAACCGCCTGCTGCCTCGCTTGTATAGCAAGGAGATTAAGATGCTCTATGGTAACGGACCATGCGCCTATATGCAGACAGTAGAAGGTGGTAAGCTACGACGTGAGTACACCGCACTACCTGCTTGGGACGAATGGTTGAATAGCTGGCAAGAGCGTGGTATGGAAACATCTGCACAGGAGTTCGCTAAGACCTGTATCAAGAACTACTACTGGTTCGGTGATTACTTCGTTAAGTGGAGGTTCTCACGTGGTAAGCGTATTGGTATGTTGCCAGTAGCTGGATTGGAACCCTTAGAGAATAAGCACTGCCGTCTTGCTACCACTCGTAAGGATGTAGCCTACGACCAGATTAATTATGGCGACTTCAACAATATAGCTGTAGGACGCTGGACATACGGATTAGGGAATTACAAGATATACCCTAAGTTCTTGTTGTCAGAGGTTGACAACTATCTATTCGCAGCCGTGTCACACCACCGAGAGAAATCAGTCGATGAGTTCTACGGTGTGAACGAAACCCACCAGGGCGCACGTCCATATATTCAAGGTAGCAATAAGACCGCCTCCTACATTAACTCCTTCTTGCGTAATTCCCTTGCAGCGAAGATACACATCATCATTCCTTTTTCGTGGGTGTCAAGTAAACGCAATCAGCTAATGAAGCTATGCGAGGAGAATAAGATTCGCTCGTCTAAGAAGCAGGACTTGGTTAAATATAACGGTATCAGTATCGGTACTGAATACCGTGAATCGTTACTTGTAGAGTATATGCGATTGGAGCTGCGCAAGATAGGCGACTATCTGAGCGGTGCTGACAATCAAGGCAAAGCCTACTCTTCTATTTCATTTATGGATAACTCTGGACACGAGCAGCAATGGAGAATCGAGACTATCGACCTTAAGTATAAGGAATATATCGAATCTTTGATTTCGTACGATAAACGAGCAGAAGAAGCCTTACTATCAAGTGTTGGTTTGGATGCATCTATTACAGCGGTTAGCAAGGATGGTGTTATCAGTAAGTCGGGTTCTGACGCTTACTATAACTACCTTATCTATATAATGTCGCTCACACCAGAGGACGAGATATGTGCAGAACCGTTCAATCTCGCTCTTCGCTTGAACTTCCCTGAACTCTATAAGCAGGGTTATCGTATAGGCTTTTATCGTGAGGTTCCTCAGCGACAGGAAGACGTCGCACCGAAAGACAGACTAAATCAGCAGCAGTCATGAAGAATGTATTAGTAGATATTTTCAAGGATTTTGGTTCATTCAGTAAGTACGCACCAGGTGTCGAAACAAATATGGACCTGAACGACCTGCTTTCGTCAGGTGTTACCGCTCGCAAGCGTGTTGAAACCATCATCACTGCAGAGGTTTTTGATGCCATCGTCAACAGCACTGATGAAACACTCACAGAACCCCTGCGCTCTGCTGTGGCGAACATGACAATGGCCTCACAGTTGATTTTCGACAGCATTAATCGCAGAAAGAACCATGTAGATGTCTATAAGTACGAGGTGGAAGGAATGAAGCGTGCATATATGGATAATTACTACAATGCGATGGATTCTATCATCCAACGCTTGATGTCTACCGAGATCACAAGCGAAAACACCGATTCCCCAGCTGCTTTGTGGCGAAAATCACGATATTACAAGATTATAGACAGTTGTAAGATAAAGACCACCGAAGCGTTCGACTCCATCTATCCAATAGACCTCTCTTATTTCTTCTTCTTCCGTATTCTCCCGTTACAGAAGGAGACACTCGACGAACGTCTGTCTGCTTACTACGACAGACTCACGGATGATAACCGTGAGCGTGTAGAACCGATATTGACGCTTGCACTGCTTAAGAAGACCGTTGCAAAGTCGCTCCGTCGCTTCGACATCTTGGAATTTCCTCCTACTATCCGTAATCTCTTCGATGATAGTCATGCTTCACGCACGGGCAAGGACGAACACGACGCTGCGCTTGCTCTTGCTGATCGGCTCGACCTCGAAGCAGAGGAACTCATCTCGAATGCTGACACGCTGCTCGCTACAGATGCTTCAGTGGACTTCTGCTCTAATTCAGCATACAATAATCCTGATGATAATATTATAATGTTGCCATGATGAAGGATATTGAACTAATATATAAAGGTGAGACTCATAGCATTCCTAATCGTTGGGATGCTATGAATTACCGTCAGTATATCCGCCTTGTGGGCGACTTCCTCCGTATGGCAGCAGGCGAACTGTCCGCTGGAGAAGTTCGGATTAACTGGCTATGCGATATCATGGGTTGGGATAAGCGTAAGTTCCATTCAGAGGAACAGATTGCTAATCTCGTAGCTATCTCCGAGCAGCTCACGTTCATGTTTCAAATTAGCTATCCTGATAACAATAGCGTGCTGGATAGTGTCGACGAGGATACTTACGAGTTGTGTCGTCGTGTAGATCCTTATCGCTTGAATATTCCACTTGCACGTGTGCTGCGCCGTCTCGACTATCAATACGTAGTCGACCTCTGCTTCTGTGCGCAGCTCATCCCTTCTGTTAGGATTGGTGAGCGTACCTATTCAGGCTATCGGATAGAGACAGGCTTCGGTATGCTGACCTGCTCGCTTACTGCCCTTCAGTACATCGAGGCGCAGGAACTTATCGAGCGAGGGGAAGAGTCGCTACCGCTGCTCACTGCTATTCTCTATTATCCAGAGAAAGAGTACCATTCTGAACGTGCACACGAATTAGCTAAGGTGTTCGCTCAATTACCCATCGAAACGCTCACGGCTATCTCGTTTAATTTCCAGGCATTCAACAACTATCTCTTCAGCAAGACCTCATTCGCTTTGCTGTCTAAGTTCGTGCATAAGCCTAAGCAGCCTATCACCACCGATGCTTCTGATGCCCTCTACGACCTCTCCAAGGAGGGACTTGGCAACGCAAAACAGATAGAGCAGATGAACGTACTTACTTATCTGAAGGTGCTGCGCAAAAAGACTATCGACGCAGTCAAGGATATGAAGGGTTTTGGATGGGATAAGTTAAAAATCAGTGAGGAGGTGGGGCTTCCTATCTCTGTAATCGATAAGATATTATGATTAAAGATCAGTTTCTCTATTTCGCACAATACCCTGCCAAAGAGGGCATCCGTGCTATACTTACCAATGGTTCGAGCGACTTCCCTGGTTACAACGAACTCGCAGAGTCACTTGATAAACTTCCCAATGTGTCGCGACTCCCTGAGATTACGAACTACGTCTATGGTCAATCTTTCGACGAATTAAAGCAGCGCATCGATAAGTTAGTGGGTTCATTCTTATTCGTGGATTATGGCGAACTGAATATGTCAGCAGATGGACGCAATTCTTACCAGATTACCCAGCGCATAGCCATTACCGTGGCAAACAAGATGACGAACCGTGCTGACGCTGCTGAGTACATGCTTGCCTCCGATCAGACCCTCCGATTACTCTCTAAGCTTCACGCTTGGATGATAGCTGACGCTGAAGAGGGCAATATCGACTGGATATCTCGTGGCGAACTTGATAAGGCTGAGATGATACCATTCGTAGCTACTGAACTATCCTCCCTCGGATGGACATTGATGCTCTCTTGTGTTGCTCCTGACACGCTTGGAACACACGTTCTAAGTCGGTCCTTTGCAAATCGTGCTTAAATACTTACCTTTGTATCATGTTTTATTAGTTGGTAGAATTATAGTTAATAGTTTCTCATATTAAAGGATTGTTTAGGATAATGAATGAAGGTCCGGCGCAGTGATGCGTTGGCCCTTTTTGTATCGTTCTTTAGCTTTAGATAATTACTCCTAAAACGCTGATTATAAGTGCGATAGTACTTGCGTGTTCCTTATTATAGTGTTACCTTAGCAGTACAATTAGAAACAAAGAACATTCAAAAAACAAAGATTATGAACGAGCAAATTCAAAGCATTCTTAACGAGAACGGAACAAAGACTTCTAAGATTCAGAAGCTCCTCACGCTTGGACTTACACGCAGACAGGTTGCAGACCTTGTAGCGAACGGTAACTACGGATTCGTGCAAAACGTCTACAAGCGCATGATGCAGGGAATGACACAGAGCGCAGCACAGGCAGCAACAACAGTTCTTCCACAACTCGACTACACTTTCAACCGCAACTTCGGTGTTGAGATTGAAGCTTACAACTGCACAAGAGAACGCCTTGCAAGAGAACTTAACGCAGCAGGCATCAGAGTCGAGGTTGAAGGGTACAATCACACCGACCACACCGACCATTGGAAGCTGGTTACCGACAGCAGCCTTTCAGGCAACAGCACTTTCGAACTCGTTAGCCCAATCCTCCACGGAGAGCAAGGACTTGAGGAACTTGAGAAGGTCTGCTGGGTCCTCGACCTCTGCAACGCTAAGGTTAACGACTCTTGCGGACTTCACGTTCACATGGACGCTGCTGAATTCGACCTTCAGACTTGGAAGAACCTTATCATAACTTACAAACGCCTTGAGAACGTTATCGACCACTTTATGCCTCGCAGCCGTCGCAACAACCGCTACTGTAGGACTATTTCCACCATTTCAGATATAGCAATCAATCAAGCTGCTAATATTAGCGACCTAAGAGCTGCTTTCGCTCACGACCGCTACCACAAGGTTAACCTCGAAGCCTACGCACGCCACCGCACGGTGGAGTTTCGCCAGCACGGAGGTTCAACGAATTTCACAAAGATGTCTGCTTGGATTCATTTTCTCGCAAAAATGATTACCTTTGCAAAACAAGGGCAGGTACAAACAAATACCAGCCTACAGAATATTCCTTTCCTGACCGAAAGCGAAAAGTTATACTTCAGATTAAGAACAAAAAAATTAGCTGTATGAGAAGAATTAAGATAGAAACAAGAGATGGTCAGCAAAAGCCGACCATCTCTCCAAAAGAACTCGTTGGCTCTATTATGACCGAAGCAAAGCTACAAAGCAAGCTTCCCCACAATTTAGTTCCCGAACATCACCGAGTAGATTCTCCAAAATTTAAAACCTACCACGTTAAAGGAGACAACCACAAAATTGTAGCATACAGCCCCGAGGAGTTCCTCCACCAGCTTCACACAGGCAGTCGCTTCGATAGCGAAGGCACAGACGAAGAATATATGGTGCGCTTTGCTCACCGCTTACAGGAACTTGAGGGCTATTTTGTTTCGACTGACAGCCCAGATGCCTTCCTTGCTGACTTAATCCGTCACGGTTTCGTGACCGTTGAATAATAGAATAACGATGCTCGTTCTTTGTTGCCGTAGCAGTTTTCGAACTGTTACGGCTCTTTTATGTAAAGTATTGAGAAAAAATAAACTTTCTTCGAAAATAATTTGAAAAACGCTTGCATATATCAAATAAAGTTGTTATCTTTGCATCGTAGAATTAAAGAAGGTGAGACACACCGTAAAAACTGTAAAGCTTATGAGAACTTCTAAGATTAACATCGGAACTAAGGTCCTAAACAAAAAGAACCAAGAAGGCACAATCACAAAGGTTATAACAAAATCTACAGGCTACGTAGAGGTAACTTACCTCAATGGTACCGTGAAGAAGGAGATGGCTTTCAATCTCTTCGATGAGAACGGTGAGAGTTTGAAGGCTACACCAAAGGCTAAGAAGCAGACTATGACAATAGCTGATAAGATTGAAAGCACAAAGCAAGGTCTATTAGCTGCAAACAATCATCACCACGATTCTCTTGTTGACGCTTATATGGAAGCTCTCAACAAGGTTGAAACAGAAAACACTTTCATAAACTCTCTTATTGACACCTTCGCAAAGGCTTCTATCGGTGCTGGTAGAATTAGCGAGAAGCAGACTTATTACCTCGCTAAGTTCATGGTAGAAAACAATATTTAATAGATATAGAAATAATAACCTAAACGCTGCGCTATCGGCATGACGGGCACAAAGTATGAGATACAACTATCAAGATGGAATCGAAAGAGAAACTGCTGAACAAATCGTAAATAACAGAAACTGCTGTCGTCAAGGTCTCGTTGAGATGGAAGATGGAAGAGTTTTCTTTACCCACAGGGGCTACAATGATAGGGTAGCTCCTCACCTCCAAGTAATGAGATGCAAGAAAACTGGCGTTAAGTTTAACGTAAACTTAAACAATGGTATCGCTTATAACACGCATCTTTAATTAACATTCTAAACAATAAATAATAAATATAAACGCTGCGCTATCGGCATAACGGGCAAAGATTATGAAGAATATTTCAGAATTAGCAAACCAGAACAATCTTTCAGTAATTAGCATCGGTACCTCATTTGGTCTTAAAGAAGGCGAAGCCGTAGTTGGTTTTACCTCTTTCCAAGAAGCAGTTGACTTCGCAGAGAAGAACAATATGAATGTTGCAACCTTCAAGAATGAAGGTGAAACATCAGCAGTATACACACTTTTCGACGAAAGTCCACGTGCAGGCTTTGATGTCCTCGGTAACTACGAAGACTTTACTAAGTTCTTCAAGGGAGACTCTGAGAACTTCCAAGAGATCGACATAGATGAAACTCTGGAAAATTCTGACTTCACAGAGGATGAACGGGAGGAATTCTTGAAGGATATGAATATAATTAAGAATCGTATAGAGAACCTCGCTGAGGACGAGTTCATCTACCTCGACAATAGCGGTTATAGCGAGCCTCTAAAAAAAGAGGACACCTCAGTCTTAAGAAATGGAAATCTCTATATAATAGGTGTTTACTAATGAGCAAGTATATCATTCAACAGAGCAGTACTCAGCCTAACGGCTGGGTGCTGACAGATACAGAGAATAAGGTGGTCATCAAATTCCAAGATGGGCAGTTTAACGAGAGTCAGAAGGTAACTCTTTTAGAAGATTGTACGGTAACAGTGGACGAACTCGCTCGCATCGTAGGTGCAATGGGTGAATGGGCTGCTCGTCATCATGGAAGCAAGTGCTTCGATCATGTCTACGGATATGAGACGAGCGAGGATGAATCGACTACGTATCTGTATCGCAGAAAGTTTCCTCGCTGGAGATTAGAGCTTCAAGAGGATAGAGTAACAGCAGAGAGCCTTGCTCCTTCATTACGCAAGGCTGCTGAGTTTTTAACGAAAAGAAATCGACATGAGTGATAATAGAGGTGGCGCACGTCCTAACTCTGGACGTAAGTACTTAGGGAAAGTACCGCTCAGCTCACGTGTGAGCGAGCAGGCAAAGGAAAGATTAACGCAATTAGCTATTAAGACAGGAGTGTCAATCTCAGAGATGCTCGAGATATTGATAAATAGTTATCATGTTCGTTAATCAAAAAAAAAATAATATATGTAACAAAAAAGTTACTTATTTATTTGGTAGTTCGTAACTTTTTTGTTACCTTTGCATCGTCATTAAGACAAAGAGTTCTTTAATTTTTTTAGTAAATATGAAGTCAAGTGAATTAAAACGCATTCTTAAAAAGAAAGGATGCAAACTTTTAAGACACGGTTCAAGGCACGACTTGTGGATAAACCCTGCAAATGGGAAATCAACAACGATGCCAAGACATGACGCACAAGAAGTGAATACAGGTACTTTAAAAAGTATTCTGAAACAACTTTTTGGTTCTGATTAAGGAATAGCCGACACTTTCACGTGTCGGCTATCCTTCAGAAATTTACTAATTATATATAAAGGACTCTTTTAAAAAGAATATTATCATAAAGCAAGTATATGAAAGTAACAGTGTGTGTTGAGAAACAAGCAGGAGAGAAAAACTGCTCATGCTTCGTAGAAGAAGACCTTGGACAGGTTGGGTTATGCGGATATGGAGCAACTGTTGATTCTGCTGTGGAAGATCTCCTCGTAGCAAGACAAGAAAGTATCGAAGAAGGCTATGACATACCAGAGCTTGAGATGACTTTCAAGTATGATTTATGGGCATTCTTCGATAAGTTTCCTATGAATGCAACACTCGTTGCGAAGCAAATCGGTATTAATGCTTCACTAATGCGTCAATATATAGCAGGACAGAAGCAACCCAGTAAAAAACGTGTAGAACAAATACAAGAAGGTATCAGAAACATTGGTAAACAACTTTCTGATATTTCTTTAGCAAGATATTAATGTGCATCATGTCACATTTTACTAAAAAAAAAAGAACTCGAAGCCTCTGGTGTGTGATACATCGGAGGCTTTTTCTTTTACTTTTCATTGCGTTTCTATTCATTTTTTGTATATTTGCAAAAAAATATTAACTGAGAACTATTAATTATATGAAGACTTTTCTTACTGGGTTTGGAACGTGGCTCTTAACCAACATTATTTGTGCTTTTCTATTGAAATTTATAGGCATTCATGCCTCTGAAGAACTCACACTGCTATTGAATGTTATAACGATTTCCTTCGCTATTTTCGTTGCACTCTCTATCAGAAAGAGACAACTGAAGAAACGCAAAGAGGTAGAGGAACTTAACTCAGTGGCAGCAGAAGAAGATGTTTCTTCAGAACCAACTCCTCCTGAACGAGATGTTTTCTCATTTAGATTAGCAGGCCTATATTATAGGTCTGATGAAGCACAGAAAAGAGCAAGAGAACTTATATCTAATGAGTCGGTTTTTCTTGAGAAAGACCCAACAAACCCACACGACCCTAATGCAATCAGGGTGTACTCTGACGATCATGTCCATTTAGGATACGTTCCAAGACGCCTATGTTCAGAGATATTAGCTTACATGGACGAAACTAATTCTTATGTAGCGTATGTTGATTATATAATTTCTGGATTGGATTGTCCGTCTGTCCAGTTGTATATACCAATTAATCAAACTCACTCCTCATGAATTCTTCTGACGTTTGAGACGTCGAATCCTTTTTATTTGCTTTTTGTTACAATTCTATATCTTTTTGTACCCTTGTTTCGAATAAGAAACTAAAAAACTATTGTATTATGGAACATCAACTAATTGTAGAGAACGATCTTATAGGTTATCTCTCTCAGAAAGAAAACATCAACACATTTATCAACTTCTGTATCCGTGAGAGAATGAAGGCAGAAATCAATATGTCTATGAGAAAGGTTAGAAGACCCTCTCTCGAGGTGAGAGAAAATAATCATCTTGACTCTGAAACATTGAAGCCTCTCAGCGCAGAAGAAGTGGAAAATCCAAACACACCATTCTTCGGTCAGAAGATTGTCATCACAGGACAGTTTCTTACCTTCCCGAAGCGTGATGAACTGGGAAAACTCCTGAAGCAGTATGGAGCTGACATGAACACTTCTATCAGTAAGAAGACTAACATTGTCATTATGGGTTATGCTGCTGGTCCAAAGAAGAAAGACTTAATTAAAGACCTTAAAGGGCAAGGCTATGATATCCAAGTGTATAACGAGGACCAGCTGTTGAGGGTGTTTGACGAATATCAAATACCTCACGATGATTTACCCGATGAGAGACCCATTATAATAGAATAATTTTTGCGTGGCGCAAAAAATATTTGCGCTTTTATTTGGCGGTTTCAAAATAACTCCTTATCTTTGCAACTGTCAAACAATGTGTAGTAATACACAAATAAGGGCGAGAAGAAATTTCAAGCCCCGAACTTATTAAATTTCGATGGGCTTATTTTTATGCCCATACTTGCAGCCTTCTGCAATGAAGATATGGCGGATGCCTTCCAGTGAATTTGCCCTTGTTGGTGTAAGACACATTGTTTGACGACAGGAAGAGCATCCGCTTTTTCTGTTTCCGCACCTGACGGATTCAGGCAACAGTCAAACAATGTGCAACATGCAACAAGTAATCGAATTCGAGAGCTCTGCAAAGCAACAGCAGCCAATCGACGTACGTGCTACGATACAGCGCAAAATCAAGTCTCTTAATCTTTGGCTCGACGCTAAGAGCGAGTTCTACAGCCGTATCTGCGAGTTCTCTATTACCCGTCGTTTGGTAATTCGAGTTAACCTCGTAACTTTGTGCGTTGGCTTAGCTGCGATTGCTATCGAGCAGCAGCCTGTTACATCAGTCATCGCAACTATCTGCGCAGGCTACTTAGTTTATCGCATGAATAAATCTGAAAATAAACAGAAAGGAGGCAAGGTATGATATTCTTTGACTACTATTTCAAGGCATATTCTACCCCGAAGTACCTTGAGCCTGTTGCCGTGTGTATGGAACGACGTTACAAAGTCCTTATGGCAGATGAACCGACACTAAAGAAGTTTGTTGCAGAACTTAAATCAGAACTGAATTCCATTCCAAAGGCGAAGGGAAGATATAAACTCGAAGTTGATAAAGGCTGTATCTATATCAGTACTACTCACAAACTCACAGAAGGCGTTATACGTCTTCAATATAAAGAGGTGCTTTCTTTGGAAGGTTTCAGCGAGAACCTCTGTAAGAGTCTTGATGAAGTGGCTGAGAAAGGGGGTGAGAAATGATATTATTTGATTGTTGTCTTATAGATTTTTCAATCCCAAAAGAGCTTGCACCGCTTGCTGACTGTATGAAGAAATACCAAGGAGTTCTTGTAGCGGACAAAAAAGCATTCAATAAGGTTGTTGAAGAATTGGAGGAAAAATTTTGTGCTATACCAAAGGCTGAAGAAAGATTCCTTTTCAAAGTTAGCGAAGGTCCTCTCGGATTTATTTATGTTCATAGAAACAACACTATGAGGAAGTATATATTGCGCCTCTATTTCACACCAGTATATGGGATGTTTGGCTTCGATTCTTCTCAAAGTGCTATTCAGCCAGTACCAGACGATGGCGACGAATATTACTCTTTGCCTGATCATATTAAAAGTAGTGTTCAGAAAGGGGGTGCGAAATGAAGATCATAACCGACCCAGCTGTTTATGATTACCATGCTGAAAAAGGCTTATTCATACCGTTAGATGACTTCTGTTCAACACCAGGCTTGCTAAAGTCATTAAGAGATAATGTTAAGCGTCAACTCACGAAGGCGACATCTTATCTCGACTATTATAGAGGTGTTCATGAGGCAGGCGAAGCTTCTTCTCGTCAACAAACAGCTATGGATAGATGGGAAGAGCGAGTGAATAATCTTAAGAGTTCTTATAAAACTCTGTCAGAAGTAAAGAAAATAATTGATTTCAAATGAAATACAAAATGAAAGCGTCAATCGTTAATCTCGACGAACAAACAGCTGAGACCCTTCGAGCTATGCTCGACCCTGGCTATATCTCTGAGCGCACTGAACGCTTGGAAGCCATCGAGGGTTTTCTTATTGACCAATGGAGAGACGCAGGCAATATAAAGCCTGAAACCGCACTCACATTCCTCGACACCCTACGCTCACTGCGTAGGGATCTCAACTCATTTCTCACCTCAGTGGACCCACACGGGGAAGCTGACAAATCTTAACGACAATGAAACAAGAAAAAGAACAAGAAGAGCAGCCTGTTACTGACATCAGTATATACATAGCTGCTTTATCAGCGACATATCGTCCAGCGTCAACACCGGCAGAGACAACTCATTTCTTCTCTACACCAGAGGTGGTAGACGCAATTAAAAATATAGACCCCTCCGCTAAGATAAGCGTAGAGCAAGTTTTCTCTGCGCTTCGTGACGCAGGATTTCAGTTTTGCAACCGACCTGGTGCGCAAGGATTGGAATTCAAATGGATGTTCCGTGAAATATAAGTCTTTATAGTTATAGTTATATTTTAAGTTATGGTTTTTGAGGGCAGTACGTCGTGAGACGTGCTGCTCTCGCTTTTTTTGTCCTTTTCCCTTCCCATTGCTCGTGCTATCTTTGTAACATGGTAACAGATCAATTCGTTAAGGATGAGTTTATCTCGGATATCCTCCGTCGTGACATAGGCATCGTCTATCAGACACAGGAGGAGGTAGCTAATCGCTACTTCAAGGAGCGTACTGGTACGCTTCGTAATTTCCTTTCTCGTCGTGCGTTCACACCGAAAGAATCGAATGGAGAGTTCTCCGTATATCTCAATGTTCTCTCTTACATTCGCTTCCTCGATATGCAATATCGCTTGAACTACGCTGGCATGAGCTCTAAGCGAGCGAAGAAGCAGCGTGCTAAGTATGCTATCTATAACAGAGTTGTCTGGGGAGTTCTTTATAACGAAACATTCCCTGACATCCAAGCAGGCTTTACGGATGAGGTTCGTGAGGCTTGGAGGCAAAAAATGGAAGAAGCACTTTCACAGCACAGATTACTCACAGATAATCAATAAGATATGAGCAAAATCAAAGAAGACCATATATCTTTGGTCATTGACGCAAAAACAGACAAGGCACAGCAGGAACTGCGTGAGCTTGAGCGTGCTACGCAAGACCTTAGTAAGGAAATGAAGGCTCGACAGAATCGAATGCTCGACCTCGAGGCAGCAGGTAAGAAGGAGACCGCTGAGTACAAAAACTTACAAAAAGAGGTAAGAAGCTATAGTAAACTGATAGCTGATAATAATAAGAAGCTGGGTGAGCTTCGCTCTGCAATGGATGTCAACGCTATGACGATGTCACAGCTCAAGAAGCATGCCAAGGATCTTCAGAAAGCTCTCAATGACACATCGAAGGCAACTAATCCACAGGAGTACGAGCGATTAGCGTCAGAGCTTCGTACAGTCAATGGACGTATCTCGGAGCTGAAGCGTGATGCCTCTGGATTGGGCGAGTCAATGGGTAAAGAGTCTACAGGCATCATGGGTAAGTTCGAGGGCATGTTCTCATCTATCTCTGGTGGTTGGACAAAGCTCGTGGGCGTTGCAACAGCTGCTGTAGCTTCCATCTCAGCAGCTATAGAAGGGGCTAAGTGGTTCTATAATTACAACATGGAGATTGAAGAAGCTCAACGACTGACCCGTGAGTTTTTCAATATACAGGGCGACGAACTCGTCCACACACAGAGTCAGATATCTGCTCTCGCTGAACAGTTCGGTAAAGACTATAAGGAGGTACTCGGTACTGTAGAGTCTCTAACCAATCAATATGGTATCTCTACAGCAGAGGCTATCAATGTCATCAAGGATGGACTACAAGCTGGAGCCGACCTTAACGGTACATTCCTTAGTCAGATTCAGCAGTACGGACCTGCCTTCAGTGACGCTGGTGCATCTGTGAAGGACCTCGTCGCAAGTATCACGCAGACCCGCTCAGGTATCTTCAATGAGGCAGGTATGGGTTTGATACAGACCGCCACGAACCGTATTCGCACGATGTCCTCAGCGACACAGAGCGCACTGAACTCAATCGGTATCTCAAGCAAACAACTTGAAGCTGACCTTATATCAGGAAAGACCAGTATCTTAGAGGCTATTAAGATGATTTCAGGTAAGATTAAGGAGCTGCCTGAAAACTCTATGCAGGTGGGTGAAGTCATGAAATCTGTCTTTGGAAAGACCGCAAGCAACGAGGGTATGAAACTCGTGAAGACCTTAGCTGATATGTCTACTAACATGGAGGAACTGAAGGGTGTCACAGGAGAGTATGGAGAGTTACAGCGTGAGCAGGTGGAAGCGCAAGCAGAACTTAATGAGAAGATGTCTAAGTTCTTCGGTCTGGGTGAGAATGGCTTTGACGAGATTACGATGAAAGCTAAGATCTTCGGAGTAAAGGCTCTATCGAAGATTATCGATTATACTGTCAAAATCATTAACTACTTCATCGATCTCTACAACGAATCTAAGGTGTTTCGTGCTGGTATCGAGAATATCAAGAACAACTTCAAGAGTGCATGGGAGGTGTTCAAGTTTGGTGTCAACCTCGTCATTGATGGTTTTAAAGGCATGGGTCGAATGGCAAAGGCGTGGTCGAAAGTAATTGAAGGTGCCTTCTCATTCGATGTTGATAAGATTACAACAGGAATCAAGGGACTGTGGGACGCTTATAAGGATACCTGGACAGAAATAGGCCAAGACGCTAAGAAGATGGCCATGAATGTTCGTGACAACTTCATCGATGCTATCAAGAACACAGGTAGCAACAAGAAGGTTGCCCATCTCTCAGTCGATGTTTCCCCAGACACTAAGGGGCATTCTTCCTCTCAAGGCGAATTAAGCGGTGCCCACAACACCATCGAGAATGGAGTGAAAGACCCCAAGGTGAAGAAGAAAAAGGAAAAGAAGACAAAGAAGACAAAGAAGACAAAGACCACCGACCCTGATGACGTAGCAGGCAAGTTGTTTGCTCATGACCGTGCGCAAGACCTCGACGCAGAGAAGCGAAGCTACGATAAGAGTCTGAATGCATTGAAGGATGCACTTGCGAAGAAGACCCTTACACAAGAGCAGTATAGTGCATACGTGGCTGCTCTCAATATTCAACATCAGAACAAATTACTCGACATCGAGAAGGCTTACTTGCAACGCTCTGAGAACATGGTCTTCAAGGATGCAGCGAAGAAGAAGGCGTTACACGAAGGGCAAACTAAGGCTGTCGCTGACCAGCAGCAGGCAGCGAATGCAGCCTATATCGAGGCAGAGAAAGAGTACTATGAGTCTCTGGATCAGATACGACAGTCAGCACCAGCTAAACCGCAGACCCTTCAGCAAGAATGTGATGCGAAGCTGCTCCTCTTGGATGGATATTATAAGGCAGCCTTACAACGAGCTAAGGATAATGGAGAACGTGAGAAAGAGGTTACTGATGCGTATGAAGCTGCTAAAGCTGCAATCATCGTTGATTATGCGAAGAAAGCTGAAGAGCAGAAGGCACAGGCCCGACAGGAATATGGACTTGACACTTTCGAGGACCAGTATGCCGCACGTCGCAAGAAGATAGAGAATGACACTCTACTCAATGAGCAAGAACGCCAGCAGGCTCTTACTCTTCTTGATCAGCAGGCAGAAGAACACCGCCTTCAGATACGTCAGCAGTATGGACTCGTTACCCAGCAGGAGCTCTATAATGCAGAGTTGGATCAGCTTAAAATGCATCTTCAGAACAAGGAGATATCTGAAGAAGAGTATGAAGAGGCGGTGAAGAATATGAAGATCGCCAAGATGAAGGAGGCGTTCGACTACTATTCTAATCTTACCAGTGGAGCAGCGCAGGCCTTGCAGCAAGCAGAGATTGCAAACGTCGATGCCAAGTATGACGCAGAGATTGAAGCTGCAAAGAACGCTGGTAAAGACACTACGGAACTTGAAAAGAAGAAGGCTAACGAAAAGCTGAAGATACAGAAGAAATATGCGGATGTTAACTTCGCAATTCAAGCAGCACAAATCATCGCATCCACTGCTTCTGCAATCGCTAAGACATTCTCCGAGTTGGGTTTCCCTGCTGGTATTCCTGCTGCTGCCTTGATGGGTATCACGGGCGCAGCACAGCTTGCAGCAGCTCTTGCTGAGCGCAATAAGGTGAAGCGAATGACGCTAAGCGGAGCAGGTGGTTCTGCTTCTGCTTCAGGTGCACGTGTTGCCACTGGTCTTGAGTCAGGAGGTAGTATCGACGTAGAGCGCAAGCAGGATGGAAAGATGTTCCATGCCGATTACGACCCTGACAAACGTGGATTCATCGATAAACCTACTGTCATCGTAGGAGAGGGCGGATACGGACATAGTAAGGAGTGGGTCGCTTCGAACGCTGCCGTTGAGAACCCTACGATAGCTCCATTCATTGACATCATCGACCGTGCACAGCGTGCAGGGACTATTCGCACGCTCGATATGAATAAGTTTCTTATTCAGCAGGCGCAAGGTCGTGCCTCTGGTGGATACGTAACACCAACGGTTAGCGATGTGCGTGGTGTGGTTAAAGACTCCTACAAGGATACACTCATCGAACGATTAACTGATGTGCTTGATCGATTGTCTGTCGACGGCATTCCTGCATCAGTTTCTCTTAATGAGATAGAACAGAAACAGCAGCTGCAAGACAAGGCTCGTCGTTTTGGTAGTAAATAAAAACAACACCTTATATATATATGAAGATAACGAACTTAGAGAAGGGCGAGGCTTACAACCTCAAGCCCGATACACAGATACAAGTTGAACGAACCAATCCATTCTTCAATGAGTATGGAGAGCAGACAACACCGCTCGAGCTCCCAGCATCTGAGCGTAACCGCAGGATACTTGGTTTCCCCGACTCCTTCGGCCGTCGAGTGAAGATGACAGCTACCGATGTAGCGATACAAGATGGTGAATACTTCGCTCAATGTCGTCAAGTGGTACTGTCTGCTCAATACAAGGGTAGTATCTCTACCTCCTTCTACATTAATGATGGGTCTTTCTACAGTCGCATACAGAAGGTGAAGCTCAAGGACATCTTCAAGGGTGAGTTCATTCCTGGTGTAAACACTGTAGAGGAAGGGATTAACTTTTGTCGCAATCTACGCAACAACTCTAACGAGCATTACGGAATCTTCCCTATCCTCTTCACTGACGACTCAGGGAGAAAGAATGGTGCGAACTACAAGTTCATGAATGCTTTTGGGAAAGATAAAGTTTTGAAATACACCAGGCCTTACGAGTGGATGCCTGAACTACCTTCAGTAATAGGTTTTCATCCTGACTTAAGCGGAGAAGGCTGCGATTTCTACAATGCGGTGCAGCGCATTGAGTATGTCAACGAGATACCTATCACGCTCGCACCAGGATATTATATGTCACCCTTCATCCGTGCTAATTACCTGCTCAAGCGTGTCTTCGCTTTCTTCGGATATGAACTACAAGAGAATTTCTTCACACAGACAGAACCCTTCAATAAGATGGTAGTCATAAACAAGGTGATGGACGTACTGGTGAATGGAAAGATAAAGGTTGCTGACCTTGTTCCTGACATTACTTGTGCTGATTTTATCTCTGTTTTTCGTAAGAAATTCTGCTGTGAGTTCACCTCTGATGAAGGGAAGCGAACAGCAGACATCATCTTCCTGCGTGACACACTTAACGACACTCCTAAGGTAGACCTTACGTATTGCGTGACACAAGAACCCACACTCTCTTATAAGTCGGAGAACGACTACAAGCGTGTTACACTCGCTGCTTCAGATAAGGTCGATTCTGAAATCTCTGACTCATACGACGACTTAGACAGTTTAGTCAAGGCGAATCCGAACGCTTACTTCGACCCTGTCGATGGGGCTATCTATAAGACAGGATGGTCTGGCGACTTCCAAGTGACGGTGAAGGTCGCTGAAGCATCGCAGAACTATAACACAGGTGAGACACTTGAAGCAAAGGAGATTAAAGTCCCAGAACTCATTCCAGAGTTCAGAACCCTTAGCTATAAGGATACCGTTGAAGAGGAAGACTTCAACTACGACATGGGTAAGTTCCTCTACGTAGGAGAATATCAGACACTCAACTCTAAGATGGTGGTTGCAACAGAACCCAAGGAACACACCTCGGAGAAGGCTGAGAAACAGAAGGCTATCCTCGCTTTTACCTACCTCTCTGACGGTCGACCTGAAGGTACTATATCAGCTTACGATGTGAATGCACCTTCTCATCCTCGTATCTTCGATTACGCCTTGCATTATAATGGTCCACAAGGCATCTTTGAAAAGTTCTACCGAGAATACGACCTGCTGCTGCGCAATTCGCTTCACGACATGAAGGTGAAGCTACTGCTCTCTCAATCACAGAAGCAGAACCTCCCCTCTTACGAGAAGGTTGTCATCCGTGGAGTTCCATTTTTGTTCAATAAACTCAAGTTCACGCTGGGAGGAAAGAACGAACCTGTAGAGTCTGAGCTCTATACTGTCTCTCTGATGCAGCCTGCAATCTCAGCTCCTACTATCAATGAGCAACTCAAAGCGATGGATGTTAAATATAAGTGGGTGGGCAAGGAAACACAGACCTCTGTTAGCTGGGACGAATACAGCGCTGCGAATGACGAGCGCAACAAGACCTTCGTCACCATTTATCCTCCTCTCCCTTCTGCCGACTACGTTGGGAAACAATATGGAAAACAGCGATCTTACACGGAGAGAATAACGAAGAAAGGAGGCTGGTTCCGTCATGGTCGCTACGAGTACACACGTACAGAGGTGTGGTTGGAGTGCGTACCGATATAGAAAGCATAGCTTTCGATGATCAAAAGCATAGCTTTGGATGATAGAAAGCATAGCTTTGGACGATCAAAAGCATAGCTTTCGATGTAGCCTAAGTCTGTCCTTTATCATTCCTCCTTTATATCGTAATTTTGTGGTAAATAATTTCGCACATGGATATTCTTCTTAAACCTGATTCTCTAAGTCTGACAGGCTCGATGAATCACTTCATTATATCAAGCTCGCAAGAGGTTACGTTCGTTCTCAAGTACGCAGACACGACTGAAATCATCGTGCAGCACATTTATACGCCGAATAAAGCAAAGCGCATAGAGATTGACTTGGAGAACATCATCACTCCGCTGCTTTCTTTTCAACTTCAGGAGTCGACTACAATTTATCGTCAACCAAATATTGCTCGTGAGTTCTTAGTTAATCTCATCGAAGACAAGACAGCTGCACAAGAGTCATGGCAATTCACGGTACTGCGTGCTGGTATCGACAATTTCGCTGATACCGCTTCAAGTTGGTTGAAACGTAACTTCTTGACGTGGCAACCTACCGTCAAGCCTGTCACCTATTACACGCCAGAGTTCCTTAGTTACTACGCAGTCGAGGACTGTGTTGCTAAGTGTCGTGCTTACGTAGAAGAGAACGGTAGCTATGTTCAGACAGACATTGAACTTGGCAACCTCTCTCACGGCAAGGTGTGGACGATGCCAATGCAATATGGGGTCATCGCTGGCAAACTCGGTAAGATGCCAAGCTACTATGACGTATGGGTAGAAGATGCTGCTGGTACTCGACTCACCTATATTCAGAGATACTATGCTTCAGACATCCGAAGCGAAGAAGAACAGTGGGTACTCTTCGAGAACTCACTCGGTGGTATCGACACCTTCCGTGCGTATGGTAGTGCTGAGAACACAGCGAAGCATACGCACAATGTAGCTGAGATTGAGAACGACTCAGAAGAGTATCGTGTTGACACGGTCAGAGAATACAAGAAGAACACTGGTTTTCTCTCTAAGGAAGAACGTAAGTGGTTGCTGGACTTCTTCCCTTCCTTAGGTAAGTTCCTCTACACAGGCAACTATGTACGTCGCATTGTCGTGACAGAGAGCGACGTGAGTTGGCAGACAAAAGACCTCCCTTCATCTTATACATTTACCTATCGATATGCAGATGCACGTCCTTACCTGAATATTACCAGGTCAGAGGACGCTGCGCCTGCAATGTTGGATATCAAGATACCAGATGTTGGGTCTTTTACTATAGCCCCACGCTTAGTTGAGCTTGAGCGACTACCGCTGAGCAGTGGGGCTCTCTTTCCTGTCCAGAGTCCTTACTCTGACAAGTGGAACATCACAACAGCTGAAGCTATCCTCGAATGGTTCTCTCGTGAGGTGACTACCGCTTACAAGGGTGATGGAGCGTTTGGACATCATCACGACAACATGTCAGTACTGCGTGCGCTCGACCGCATAGGGAGTTACCTCACCTTGGATGCGCAAAAGATACAAGCAGGACTTGCAGATGAAGCTAAGTCTGCTCGCACACTCGACCCTAAGAGTGTCGACTGGGAGAAGATCGTTCGCACCGATCAAGACTCCATCGTTAACGCTCTGACCACCTTCATGAAGGGGATCACCTTCGGTAAGTCGGTTCGTGGCGAGTCTGGCATCTCCATCTACCAGGATGAAGAAGGGAACTGGCATCTCGACGCAGAGTATCTTCACGTACATCGTAAGCTCACCGCAGAAGAGGTTGAGATTATGAAGACATCTCAAATCAAGGGTAAGGTCGTTAACTCAGCTGGTGGCTTTGTCATCTCTAAGATTGACAGAATAGCCGGTGCTTGGAGATGTTACTTCCGTCAGGAAGATGCTGACGGACGTCGAATCTATAACTCTATGCGAGTGGATGACCTCGCTCTGTGTGAGACATTCAACTTGATAGATGCTGGCGGTCAGTTATCTAATCACTACTGGCATAGGCGTGTTACCGATGTCGGTACTGATTATGTTGATATTGCCGATAATACGAAGGCGGATGACTATGCGAGTGGGAGCGATACTCCTCAGGTGGGTGACGAGGTAGTGCAACTGGGCCATCTAACGGATACAAACCGTCAGAGTGCTATCATACAGTCAGCAGCAGGAGAGGGTGCGCCTTACTTTAAGATTATAAAGGGCATCAATAGCTTTACACTTCCTGACCCTATCTTCCTTTTTGATAAGCAGAAATTCGAGATAAGGGTCGAGAATCCTGCTAATCGTGGTAAGTATATCCGTCTGCAAAACTTCTTGGAGACGATGCAAGGACGTATCAATGCTGTTCAGCAGCAATCAGATAAACAGCTTGTGATTTGGTTTGGTGACGTGGTACCAACACTCACCACCGAACCTGCTAACGAGTGGACGGACGATGCTACGAAGGAATTGCATGAGCATGACATCTACTACAATCGCTCATACGTAGAGACTGGTGGTGGTCGTGCTTATTCATTCGAGCGAAACCCTGATGGGTCTTTCTCTTGGCACGAGATTACAGATGCTGATGTTCTTAAGTCGCTTGAAGCTGCTAAGCACGCACAGGACACAGCAGATGGTAAGCGTAGGATGTTCGTACATGATCAGCCGGCTCCTCCGTATGACAAGGGCGACCAATGGAGCAATGCTTCCTTTGAAGATGAGTATGAAAACGACCTGCTCGTATGTGTTCGTCCGAAGGCAGCAGGCGAAGAGTTCAGTATCGAGGATTGGCAATCAGCACAGGAGTTTACATCCAATAAGTTTAAGGCCGAGATGAAAACGACCGCTGATAATATTAAAGCGACCGTTACAAACCTTAAGAATGGCCTTATCGAGGTAGGCTTTGAACTTGACGGAGAAAAGAAGAGTTTCACCGTCACAGCAGAGAACTTTAAGGTGCAAACACCAGCAGGAAAGGTGGCCTTAATGACCTCGGATGGAAAGGTTAACGCTGACTTAATCGAGGCGAAAAGTATCCGTACATCACCCAGCAGCGATGGACTACATATTAACATGTATGAGGGTACATTCGATGTGCTGACGAAGGATAACAAGAAGGGCATCTCTATGACTGTCGATAAGGACGGATTTCCTCATCTGATTTTCTTCGATAACGAGGGTAACGCTAAGTATGACTTGGGTTATACAGGCTTGAAGGAACTTGTGTCTGCTTATCAAGCTGCCTACTGGACTAAGCGGTCTCTTGTCAATGTGACAGATAAAGGCTTATCAGCTGTCTATCCTAAGACTGTTAAAGGTAAGGTGTGGCATGACTACCACGCAGCCCGACACTATGCTACAGGTAAGCTGGGGGACGACGGTGATAATGATGGTAAGACGTTCGACTCTGAGGATGTCGGATACCCTATTCCTGATGGATGGTATACCGCAGAGAACGAACAAGGTCAATACTTAGAAAGAGGGAATGAATCTGTTATCGATGAAGATAATAGGAATAAGCCTAAGATACGTGTGTTTGGTGTAGCTATTCTCAAGGCAGAAGATGGACGATTAAGTAATATGGGGCATGTTTGGTTCTCTGTCACTAACAATAGAGCATCCTTCTGTGACCCTGACGGTAAGCCTATAATTGTTACAGAGTCTCTCTTGCAGAATTATCCATTTGACCAATATAAGGATAGAGTTTAACTAAAATAATAAGAAGATGAAAAGTTTTTTAGATTGTATTTACAGGATTTTTGGACGGCTTGCAGCCATCGGTAGCGATAAGTATCTGCACATGTTTGCTGGCCTTGTAGTTTCGATGATTGCGTGCAAAGCCTTACATGCTATTGATGCGTACTTAATCTTCGCATTGGTACCAGCATTTTTTGTTATGACAGGAAAAGAGAGTGTCGATTACTACTACAGAAAGGAGCAGTTCGATTGGCTCGATGTATGTGCAGGTATGCTTGGTGCTGTTGTTGGTGTTTTTCTTTTCCTATTGTAAAGGAGGTGTATATATGGATGTAATAGAGTTTCAGTTCACACCGCATTTCATGTACTCAGTAGCTATACACTTGATAGTATGTGTGATAATGTGGGTACTCGTTTTCTCTGCCATCTTCGTTGACCTATGGGACAGAATATACACACAGAAGAAGTTGGGTAAACCCATTGACTCGCATAGCATGCGTAAGACACTCGGAAAGTTAGGAGAGTATTGGCGTGTATTGCTCATTGCTTTTATCGTGGATGCGGTGATATTCATCGCCTGCACGCTACTGAATATTAAGACCATACCAGTTATTACCATCTTAGTGGCTATAGGACTTCTTATCATCGAAGCTAAAAGCCTTATAGAGCATGCACGGGAGAGAAAGAGTAAGGTAAAGGATATAGAGAAAATTATCCAATCTGTAGTAAAGGCATCTTCAGATAGAGATGCAAAGAAAGTCATTCAGTATGTCGCTGAGTATATTGGTGAGGAGAAAAATGTAAATCAAAAATAGAATAATAGTTATGGCAAATTTCTCAATAGCGGAGCTGGTACAATCCAGCACCGCTGAACAATTAAAGATAAATAACAACCCTCCTTCTATCGTTAGGGTTCATCTTACCGAGACGATTACTCTTTTAGAGAGTATTCGTGCGGAATGGGGTAAATATTGTGAGCGTCACAAAATTGAGACCCCTGCTATCCGTGTGACAAGTGGCTACCGCTCACCAGAACTGAACAAGGCTGTAGGAGGTGTGAAAAACTCTGCACATGTAGAGGGCTACGCTGCTGACTTGCAGCCTGTCAATGGTAAGCAGGCTGAATTTGAACGCTTCATGGCTAACGGATTCTCCAAAATGGGGTACTCCTACGATCAAATTATCGTGGAAAGAAGTAAGACTTCAAGGTGGGTGCATGTTGCCTACAAGAATAGCGACGGACGACAGAGAAGACAATGTTTCAAACTTAAAGTGTAACAAAGTGAGGGAGAAAACTCCCTCACCTAAATCGGAAGAGGTATGAATAGATTTATAAATACATCGTGTAAACTATTAATTTGCGTCCTTATAACAATGTGCGTTGGATGTCGGACTAAAAAGTCGGTCGCTATTGAAAGCATCAAGCAAACGTATAATAGTGAGAAGGTGACAACGGTACGAAACGAAAAGCATGTATCGCTTATCGACACAACTAATATAGACGAATTAACAAGTGTCATACGTGAGTTCGTTTTTGATGTCCCTTGCCTGGAGGATAGTTCTGCTGCTAACGCAAATGTCGGGAGCAAAGTGCCAATGGTTGAATATAAAACCGACGGCAGCATCATAATTAATCGTGGTTTGAAATCCATTAAAGAGAGAATTGAAAGCCACAAAAACGAAAAACGAGGGCTGTCAGAGGAAAAAGATAGTACGGTTAACAAGCAGACTAATACGAAAGTCAACTTCACGGAAAACAAACGACATAAAGATAAGCACGTTGAGCAGGTACAGATAGCTGAGCCATTCAGATGGTGGCAAATTATAATGGGCTTGCTGGTGTTGTCTATTGTTGTCTTTGGACTAAAATTTAAGCCAAGTATAAAAGGCTTCCTTCTCAAGATTTTCAACAGAATAAGTTAAACGTGTTGAATGAAGCACATCAAGGTCTATATAACAGAGAGCCGTACGAAAGATAACCGCTTCGCACAAGCTTCTATCCGTGGCATCGAAGACAATACGGGTGAGAGTTATTCTTCCTCTCACCCTAAACTTCTTCAAGACATCATTTGTCATGCGCTATCCCTTGCGCACGGTGTCGAGATAGAAGGCAACAACGGTTTTACATATACCTTTCCTTTTAAGCTATCATAATCATGGCGATAGAAAAACTTTATTTAGAACATAAACAGACAGGCGGACGACTGACCGCTGACGAATTTAACAAGTTGCCCGAAAAGGTCAACGAGTTAATCGACGTACAGAACACGGAGGAGGAACGTGTGAAGAAGACGATTGCGAAGAACCGTCCTACGCTTGGGCAGCTTTCAAATGTAAATAGCGAAACGGACGAACTCACGTCTGAGACGTGTGTACTCGTATGGAACGGTGATCAGTGGGCCCCTATGAAGCTGTCTGAACTCCCTATTGGGCAAGGTGGCGGTGTCGGTCAGCAGACTATTCTCTATTATCTCCGTGCTGTCAATCAGTCGTCATCTACCACGCTCTCTGCTTCTAAGTCAGCAGGCGAGTGTGCTATTAGGTTTATGTTTGTCTCTCGCACTAAGGATGTTGGACAGAGCGATTTTATCGACACAGGAGAATGGGGAACGTACGAAATCTTCGCTAAGGCTGGCGATGGAACTTTCGTAAGTAAGGCTCGTGGTCGCTGCCAGTCGAATACCGTGACGACTGTTGATGTATTCAAGTTCCTTGAGAGCGGACAAAACAATATCATGGTGAAGATTACTGGTGAGGTGACGGGTCAGACCTCCCCTGCGTTAGTGTATTCAATCACGCTGTCAGCCCTCTTCCTTTCCATATCAGAGTTCAACTGGTGGAAGGCGTATCAAGGGGACATCGTGCTGCCTTGCTACATCAGCGGTAATATCAGTAAGACGCTTCATGTGAAGATTACAGGTGAGGGCTACGAGCAGACGTATGAGCGACAGTTCGGTACCGCAACTTATACCTCGTCACCAGTGGCTTATACCGTTCCATTTACGAATAAGACTGGTCTGTTTCATCTATCTGCTTGGCTATCGAATGAAGACAATACCGTCCAGACTACTCCAGTAGGCTACGACTTTATGGCGGTGGCTAATAACGAAGCTGTGAAGATGGTTGTCGTTAACAATAAGGCAGAGAAACTGCTTAACTGGTACGAGAATAAGGTACTGGAATATGCTGTGTATGACGGCAAGGCTGTTACGACACCGCTCTCAATCTTGATGAAGAAAGATAACGAGGTGCTTCAAGAGAATGTGTCTGAAAACACGCTGACACAGACCAAGATGCAATACACCTTATCTCTTGAGGTAGAGACAATTGATAACTCCGATTTTACGGCACTCATCGGATTCAGAACTCACCCAACAGACGAGGTGCGTTTGCGTGATGCAATTCCATTCCCAGTGGATAACTCACAAGGTTACTCTGCAACAGCAGGAGCGGTGTTCTACTTCAATGCGAAGAACAGAAACAACACCGACACCGACCGCAATGTCCTCCGCAATCTCATCAACTCCGAGCATATCGGTGCTGAATGGCAGAGCGTGGCATTCTCTCGTGATGGTTGGGTAACTGATGATGAAGGTGCACGCACATTGCGCTTGCTCGCTGGTTCACGATTGACTATCGATTACAAGCCTTTCGCCAAGGAGGCAGCACAGAGTGGAAAAACCATTGAGATAGACTATCAGATTAATAACACCTCTGATTACGATGCAGAGTGTATCTCTATCGCTATGCCTTATCAGAAGGGGTATATCGGATTGAAGGTGAAGCCGTCTTCTATTATGTTCGCAACTCGTAGTGAGCATAATGCAGACGTACAGGCGATGAACACAGACGATGGTGTACGTATTCGCCTGGCACTTGTTATCTCTCCTAAGAAGTACACCTATGTACTCAATGGCAATACGTACTACTTGAATCTCGTCTATCTCTACATTGACGGTGTGGAAGCTCGTAAGTTCGCTTACTTGCTTACTGACTCTATGCAGATAGGTAGTGGTGGCGGAATCGTTATAGGTTCTGATAAGGCTGATGTAGACATCTACTCAGTGCGTGTCTACGACAGCGCAATGGACGCTGCTAACGTGCATCAAGACTATATCAATGCGCTCTCAACTGTAGGTGAGAAGAGTGCCGAGAAGTTAGATAACGACATCTACGATACGCTCGGTACTACAGTCGACTTTGACAAAGTGCGTGGCAAAGTGAACGTCTTTACTTTCGACAAACCGTTGCCTGCTTATGAATATGGTAAGTCATATCGTCCTAAGGGTACGCTGGAAATCTATCCTAAAGATGGAAACACCAACCTTAATCGCCTGACGATTACCAACCTCCAGTTGCAGGGTCAGGGTACATCATCTATGTTGTATTATCTATGGAACTGGAAGGCAAAAGTCGCTAAGGACACGACCATCGTGTATGAGGACGGACAAACGGCACAGAAAAAGTTTGAGCTGTTCAAGAACTTACCTAAAATCTCTAAGCTGACAGGAAAGAAGAATATTGCTTCTTCAATGCAATATCACAAGATGGGTTCTGTAAACTCATTTACGGATCTATGGAAAGCAGTCGGTCTGACCAATGAGGGAATAGAACAGGACAGCAAAGCACGAGTATCTATATACCAAGAGACCTTCGTAGGATTTGAAAAGCAAACGGCAGAGGACGGAACAGTGACGTATAAGTTTGTCGGTCTGTTTACGGTTGGACCTGACAAGGGCGACGCAGCAACCTTCGGCTACGATAAGGACCTTTTCCCAGACCTCCTATCTATTGAAGGCTCTGACAACTCACCACGTATTACTTTGTATCAAGTGCCTTGGGATAAAAGGCGCATCCGCTACAACACGGAGGAAGAAGCGTATCAGTACCAAGTATCTGAACTCTCTTGGGAAAACTGCTTGGACTTAGATTACGCTAATCTCCCTGTGGATGATAAGTCAACAGCAGAAGACGAAACACGTCAGCGTGCAGAACAGCTTGTAGAGTCGTATATCACTGCTTACAACATCATATATCAGTGCGATACGTTTATCGAGCCTTTCAATGGAACGCTCGACGAATTAAATGCTGACCCACACTCAACACATATCGAGTATTGGATAGCAAAGCAGGGCGACCCAAACCAATACAACCTATACTATTACGATAGCTTATATAAGCGTTTCTGCCCTTCAACACTCGACAGCGGTGTGTCGGTGGTTAATCTCCGTCAGCAGTTAGTTGGTGACAAGTACGGACTAACCGAGGCGATATTCAACTCGGTTAGTGATGCTGCTCAGCTCAATGAGCTATTCAAGTCAGCACGTATTCAGAAGTTCCGTGCTGAGCAGCCACAGGACTGGGACATAATGGACCTACTTTTTCATCAGTCATACGGAGAAATTAAGGCTGCGACGGATAACTGTGCAAAGAATACATATCCGTATAACTTTAATGTAGAATAGATATGGCAAAGAGTAAATGGAAACTTCGTCAGGATGACCTTGATACTATCCTGGCAGTAATTAATCAAGGTTTAATGAAGAAACCATACTGGGTAGAGTTTCACGACACCTATGCTGACGGCACACCAGTATGGAATGGTGAGAAGTCCGTACTGTGGAACCTAATGGAGCAAGCATATCCAGAGGAGCGTGCGCAAATGATGCGTCGTATGCTTGCGAAAATGGAGGAACTCGGAGGGCTACAAAAGGGTACGCACCAGCAAAAGCTGTTTGCATACTTCGAGAAGTATTACTTCTCTGTAATTGACAATTTCTCTTCTATGTTATACAATGAAGATGGTAAGCTGTACGAGAAAATGAAGCTTGCCATGCTGCAAGGTAAATACACGAACGACACCGACCCACTGGGTCAGTCGCTTGGTGATGGAAAGTCACCTGAGGTGGCGTGGGTAAAGAAGCGTATTCAGTACCTAATGAGCAAATACTCATTCGGTGATTATGACGCAAAGACTGCAGAAGGTGCAATCACTGTGCGTACCTCTGCACAGGCGGATGCTACAACAAACTCAATCATTCTGCGCCTGACACCTGCAATGAAGCTGTACCCTACGATTGCATATGGTACCACAATCATGTGTGGTGCTCGCACAGATGCAGGAAAGCCTTGCGAGATAGTTGTAGACATTAACGGCACATCCGACCAGCAACTCTCTGTTAAGTCAGCTGACTATCTGCTCGATATAGGCGATTGGTCTTCCTATGTCATCAATGGTGCGCTGTCAATCATTGGTAAGCGATTGAAACGTCTTAAGTTAGGAGATGAGAATGAGCAGAAAGTGAAGATACTTATATCTTCGCTTACGCTTGGTAACACAACATCGCTCGAGGAGATTGACGTACAGAACATATCTACGCTCGGAGGTGCGCTCGATATGCGTGCTAATTATCGTTTGCGTAAATTCCTCGCTGGGGGGTCATCTCTTACCGAAGCACACTTCGCTGATGGTGGTGCGCTGGAAGAAGTCGACTACTCTGCTTCCACGTCATACGTTGAGTTGAAAAACCTCGACAAGCTGACAAATGAGAAGTGTAACACAGAGGCGTGTGCACCTAACGTAATGAGTTACTTTGTCAGCGGTTGTGACAACCTTCAGCCAGTGAAGAAACTCATCGACATCATGGATGCGCAGGTAGGACAAGTTCCTCACTCCCTGCGTTACGTGCGCTGTGTTGGCTTTAATGAGACCTTCACAGACGGACGAGCATTCGATAAACTTTCCCAGCTGGTCGATGGCACATATCAAGGTATCGATGCAGAAGGTCAGTATGGCAACGACCCATACCCAGTCTTGGACGGTACTATCAACCTCTCCACAGGTGCGTATCGTGACACCTACGATGCGCTTATGACGCACTATCCGAAACTCAAGCTGAACATCGCTAAATGGTGGATTCGTTTCGAGGACCCAGAGGTGAAGCGCATCTGCGTTGAAAACTGGGATAAGGACGGTGACGGTGAGCTATCTATGGAAGAAGCAGCAGCCGTTAGTTCCATCGGGACTGTGTTCCAAGCAAGTAATATCATTGACCCTTCTAAAGACTTAGAAGCATTCAATATAGATAAAATCCATCAGACCAGTTTTGAGTCATGTCCTAAGCTTTGTAGAATAAAATACCCACAAGGTATAAGACATAATATATTCGCTTTTCGTGGGTGCCCCTCATTAGAAGAGATAGATGTGAACGAAAATTGCACGGATATTATATTCGCTACGAATGCTCTTATAGGTTCTAACAAAATCAAAAGGATAATTCTAAGGCAAAATAACGCCTTTGAAATTCCTGATTTAATCTATCTTTTTTATAGAATAGATTATCCAAAAGATATTAAGATATACGTTAGAGACGAGTTGGTGGATAGTTTTAAGAGTTTACATTCAGGGAAGAATATTAGAAACTTTTTCGCACCTCTTAGCGAGTATCAAGGATGATACTTACTTAAAGGCTTGATGCAATCAGATTTATCCTTCCATCCGTAAGCTTCTTTATATTGTCCGACCAATTCGTCTGGAACATAGATAGCGTTACCATTGTAGTAGAAATTCCACCCATATAATTTTCTAAACTCAACAACCTTCTTAGAACGAAAAATAAGTATCGCAGTTACATTTGTAAACGTAGATGATTCTATGACACCTGTATATGTTTCAGGAAAATCAAGAACTTTAAGAGCGATACAATTAGAAAATGTCCTGTATAAGGCTGGTGAGAGCTTCATATTGACAGGAAAGACGACTTCTTTCAGACGAACACAATCAGTGAACATCGTATGTTGTAGTGTACTTTCTTTTGGCATTACTATTTTTTCAAGATTCTTACACCCATCAAAAGAACCTGCTTCATGTTTCTTTATATTTATGAAATGCTTGAATGAAGAGAAATCTTTAATCTTGGTATTACCGTTGAATATAGTCCCGATGGAACCCTTACCTAAACGCTCTTCGTATCTCCTTGTTAATCGTTGTGTCTTTCACTGCAGAATACACCTGCGTTGTCTTAATACTCTGATGCCCTAATATATGTTGTATAATAGGTAAGCTCACACCTTTACTCAGCAGCACTGTAGCGCACGTATGCCTGGCGCAATGAAAAGTAATGTGCCTATGTATATTGAATCGCTTAAGTACACGCTTCAGAACCAGGTTGCAGCGTGCGTTACAAGGTAGTTGAAAGAGTTTACCAGTAGTAGTCTTGTTCTCTTGCACCAGCGCAGCAGCCTTTCCTCCAAACATCTTAGAGATAGGTATTCTCACCTCGTGGTCAGTCTTCTGCATACGCATTATAACCCACTTGTTCCGATATATATTCTTGACGTGCTGCTTGGTTACCTGTATAATATCCGAGAAGCGAAGACCAGAATAGACGCTGAATAGAAAACCTTTAATCACCTTTCTCTCCTCTTCTGTCAAGTCTTCTTTTACCTCCTTCTCCTCAATCCGCCTCAGTTCTCTTTCTGTCAGCGATTGCTTCTGAACATTCTCTGTCTTGATATGATACTTGCGAAAAGGATAGACAGTCATCATTTCCTCGTCGATAGCAAGATTGACGAATCGACGAAATATCTTCATAAACTTTGCAATGGTGTTTATCGCATACCCAGCACCTTTCAGGAAATTCTCAAAATCACAGATACACTTGTAATCAATCTGAGTGAAGGTCATATCTCTCTTAAACCGCCTTAGCACTGCCAGCGCTGCCTTATGATTCGCAATCGTCCCAGCTGTATATGTCTCCTTATCTATCTCACCTTCCATCCAGTCGAGGAAAGAACTATCCTCCTTGTATGCAATCAGAGTAGGGTTGTCGACCAATTTGTTGACGTCACCAATATGCTTGATGACGTATTGCCCATCTACTTGTATCTGTATTAGAGCATTGTGCCCTTTTAATTCATTACTAAGCTCACGGAGGATGTCCTGTATATTCATAATTGTAGGAAAGATGGACTGTAGGACGAATAATATCCATCCTACAGCCCTGCTTTTAATAGGATTAAAGCACTCCCTTATAATTTAATAGCAGTTGATTAGCCTGCTGAATATCCTTGGGAGTGTATATATCTGTAATCAATATCGATGAATGTCGTGCCTGGTCTCTCACGGTAAGTATATCGGTGTTCGCACGCAGCATATTCGTAATGCCCGTGTCCTTGAGACTATAGAATTTGTATCTGTCTGTTAGCTTCAGATTGGTTCGAATATAACGACTCCAGTAATCTCTGAACGCCTTTTCTGTTCTCCGCTCCTTTCCTGGTCTGAAATCATTACTAAAGAGAAAATACTGTCCTGGACTATCGAAGATGCGCAGGTCTATCATTAATTTAATGACATGATCAGGAAGCGTTAAGAGAGCATCGTTATGATTCTTTGCGATTGAACCGTGAAGATACAATGTTTTCTTTGCTATATTAAAATCTCCTACCTTAATATAACTCATCTCCTTTGGGCGCACGAATAAATAATGTAGAATGTAGCAAGCAAGCAGGTAGTGTTTGTTGTGCTCCATCAACCACCCCTTTATTCGCTCCAGGACATCATCAGGAATAACATCGCGGTTCTTAAGCTGACCTCGACGCTGCACGATAGAAAAGTGCTCTGTAGGGTCTGAAGATATATAGCCTCGCTCCAATAGATACTTACAGAACGTCTTAATCCATGAGAGGTAATTGTTTCTCGTTCGAAGTGTGTTATTTCTATCTACAAAAACATACTCTAAGAATTGCCCTACCATCTTGCTATCGAATTGATAAGTGTAATACAGATTGACGTTCTGCTTTTTCTTCCACTCTTTCAGTATCTTAATCCTACTGCAATACGAGATGACAGACTCTTCTCGCATATTATGTTCTTTAAGCAGCTTGAAAAGATAAGACTCATATTTAGCACAAGCATCGTCGAATGCTGTATACTCAAGAGGTTGTACGATTTCTATCCACGGGTTCCAACCTTGCATAAGTTTTTCAGTCAACCTCTTTATAAGGGCCTCTCCGTATTCTCTCTGGCAACGCTTGCCCTTAACATGGTCAAGCATAAACTTTTTTGTACGAAATTTCCCCCTTTCTGGGTCAAATGCAGAAAGAGATACATAACATTCTGAGGCTTGATGAAACTTAGGTGTCTTCCATCCTACAATCTCATTTATAGCCGTTTGTCTGTTTTTTGAAGAAAAATTTTTATTTGACATTTCTCAACTTTTTGCGTGAAATGCCCTATTGAATACTGTTTTATCTAAATTGAGTAAAGTTCACCGACTTTTCACCGACCACTTTACCACCGACCACAGATATTAATCTGCAAATCAGTATCTTTGTCTTAAATTAGTCGGGATGACCAGATTTCAGATGCAATTTTTATCTTTCTAATACGCTGATTTTCAATAGGGGCATTTTAGTTTTTTGCTAAAAATTCACCGAGTTTTCACCGATATTGTACTTTTGATATGTCTTTGCAAGTCAAATATTTGAGAGATTTATTCTTTCAAATATTTGACAACTTATACCGTAAAATCACTCTCTAATCCTTTTCGGATGCATCCTAATCACACGACATTCGCTACTTTTTTAGCAGGTTTTTCAGACGCTCCTTCAACGAGCTTAGCAGTCAAACGCTCGATGGTTTGCTGCTGATGTTCTATGGTCTTCTGTTGCATTGATATTATAGAATACAGTTTATCTGTATCCGTTTCCTCCTCCTTTTTCTCTCCCATAATCAACCAGTTAGCATCTATTCCGCTGAAACTGGTTAATATCTTCATTATGGTCTCATAATTAGGAGCATTCCTACCAGACACGATATTATTCGCAGAACTCCAAGGAATGTTTAATTTACGAGCAAATGTGTTCACCGTGTGCCCTTCTTTTTTCATCAATTGAGCAATTCGAGTTGTAATAGTTTCTTCTTCCATTTTCATTATTATTTAAGAAATGAGAGAAATAATCTCTCATTTATTTGGTTATTTCAAATAAATGTTAGAACTTTGCGCTACGAAAGTATAACTTTCGCTACGAAAATAGTAAAAATCTATCGAGAGCGCAATAAAATGAACATTAAAAATATAAAAAATGAGATTTAAAGAGTACATCGATTCTCTTCCCAATCAACGGTATGAAGAGATTATGAAATTAAGTAAATTATGCCGTGTGAATGAGTCCACAGTATATAGATGGTTGAGAGGCGACTTTACTCCAGACCCTCTGAAGAGGAAGGTGATATCAGATTACCTTAATATCCCTGAGAAAGAACTCTGGCCTGATGTTTAAGGAGTGCTTGCACTGTGATTATCATCGCATGTGCATAAATGGTATTTACTGTAATTTACTTGAAAAGTATGTTCAGTATTCTACGGAAAAAGAATGTAAAACAAATAAAACAATCTTATGAAAACAAAGGAATTTGAAAAAGCAATTGACGCATTAAACTTAGGTATCGTAATAGACGAGATGAAACTAAACCATGGGCATGTCCGACAAGTGACGGGTCATCTCGAGAATGAAGGTATCATTTGGGATGAGAAAGGAAAGGGTTTCTCTACTGAATTTGAATGGAAAGAAAATAAAGTAGATGGTGACCTTATAGGAGTCTTTGGTAGCTCGTTGGAAAGAAACAAAATGTATGATCTTAAATTTGAATAACTATGACCAGCATTAGAAAAGTTAGAAAAAAGGCTATCCGCAAAATGGGCTTCAGAATGAGCCTTAGGTTTTATTACAAGAACTCGAACGAAAAGTTAAAGTTTACTCCGTCTGTTAGAAAGAAAATAAGACATGGACTAACAGAATATTTAAGAAAGCAATGTTTGTAGATGTAGATCGTTGGGGTAATTACTCCATTCAAGATCTTACAGAGTGGGATCTTGAACTACTACGTGCTGCATTACGGGCTTATGTTCAATGTAATTTTGGGCACGTATCTAAAGCCGACCGACTACGGATTTTGATCTTTGATAAAGAATTTAGAAATATTATGAAAGATGAAAATGAATTGTAAAGAAACGAAAAAGCGGTGGACCGCAGAGGAAGCTGAGTACATTCAACAGAATCTTGGTAAAGTCTCTCTTGAAAAAATGGCTGCGTATCTTAACAGAAGTTCAATGTCCGTCAGACTCTATGTACTACGGAAGCGAATCTCTCCAAAAACAGCTATCAAGAGAAATATATTAATGCAGATGTTGAAGACTAAATTCCGGCATCCAGAGGATTTCAGTCCGACAAGAGCATTCTATCAAGAGACTAATATCAATCAGCGTCGCTGGTGGGACTTGTACTACGGCAGAAAATCTATTACAGCTAAGGAATACGCTGCAATAGCGGATTACTTGGGCTTAACCATTCAAGAAGCCTTCGAATCACGTCAATTGACGTTTTTCGAGGAAAATGAGGAATAAGGAATATGATAGATAAGAATTTCATTGAAAAGGTTAAATCATCTCTGAATATTGTAAATGTAATAGAGACCTTTACCCACCTGCACAAGACAGGTGCGAATTATAAGGGCGTATGCCCCTTTCATGATGACCACTCTCCTTCAATGGTGGTCAGCCCATCAAGACAGACATATCACTGCTTCGTATGTGGAGCGAGTGGAGATGTCATATCCTTTGTTCAGAATCATCTGAACATTAGCTTCATGGAAGCACTCCGATGGTGTGCAAATCAAGCAGGCATCGAGTTCCCTACCAAGGAACTCACACCAGAGGAAGAAGCTGCCTACAAGAGAAAGGAAGCACAGCGCATCGCAATAGATGCTGCTGCAAAGTTCTTTCAGAAGAACCTTGGGCAAGCGGAGAGTTTCCTTTCATCACGTGGGTATAGTCTTTCAGATAAAGCGTTGACCGACTTCGGTGTCGGCTATGCCCCCATGGGCAACCTTGCCCTTGCAGAACTTTCTAAAGCAGGTTATTCACAAGAACTATTACAAGAGGTTGATGTCCTTGGGAATAGCGAAGGCCGTTTATACGACCGATTCCGTGACCGCTTAATGTTTCCTTTCTACGACATGCAAGGTCATATCATAGGTTTCTCTGGCCGAATAGTGACTCCAAACGATAAGACTGGTAAATATGTAAACACAGGCGAAACACCTCTATTCACGAAGGGTAAGCACATATTCGGATTATACCAGGCACGCAAGAGCATAGGTAAGACAGGCTTCGCTTATCTTGTTGAAGGCCAGTTTGACGTTATGTCTCTTCACAAGGTAGGTGTTGAGAATGTCGTAGGTGGAAGCGGTACGGCCTTCACCGATGACCAGGTGAAGCTACTGCTACGCTTCACCGATGATATCATCATGATTTACGATGCAGACCCTGCTGGAGTCAAGGCTTCGTTAAAGAACTGCGAGCTGCTTCTGAAGGCTGGAGCAAAGGTGCGTTGCATCCGCCTCGAGAAAGGCATGGACCCAGACGAGTTCGCAAAAGCAAATGGCAGCCTCACAAGTAAAAAACTGAAGGACTTAACAGAACCCTTCCCAAAGGCATTCAAGCGCATGATCCTCCCACGAGGCTGCAAGGACGAAACTGTTATAACAGACTGCTTGAATTCCATCTGTACCCTCGTAGCGTGTGCGCAAGACCCCGTTCTCCGCCTCGAATATATCAAGACGATTACAGAAGACTTTAGAAGCAAAATTGGTATCATTGATAATAAGGTACGAAATATTCGTAACAAACTGAAAGAGTCTGCTGTGCAGACAAACACACAGACTGGCATCTTCGGTATCGATGCGTTGAAAGATAATCTTGAAAGTGACCGTCCTGCAATCATCACCTCTGTAATGCAAGATTTCCTCGATGGGTATGGAGAAGAACCTATCGTATATGTATCTGGACGGCCTTCAACCAACGATATCCAAGAGTTACGAAGAGTCTATTGTTATTTTATTTCTTCAGAGACAGGTTGCAGCATTACAGATGATGGAGATGAAAATAATTACTTGCATACTCTCACAGAGATGTTTCGTGCAGGTATTAGGATAGATATGACCTTCAGTGATAGTACAGGTTCGTTCCTTGACTATTACATAGCATTGCACGGTAAGTTCTTCGAAAACTTCAATGGAGACCGAGTTCCTCTTGTTTCACGTTGTATCGAACTAACGTCCTATGCGGACGAAACTGTTATAACCATAAATAGAAATCATTACTGTTCTTTGCTCAAGCTGACCAAGGGTCAGTTTGACGAGATAAGAAAGCCATTCGTCCTCAAGCGTAAGTCTGCAATGAAGGTGAGTATGCAAGCAGACAACCTCGATGACGAAGAGTTCGACGTGAACGAACCTCCAGACTATGTACAAGAGAACGAAGAGTACAGAAGGATGTGGAAAGAGAGTGGCTATTACCCACGACTCAACAAGAAGAGCGAGCCTGTGTGTTATATGTTCCGCAATAAGAATGGCAATGGCATGACACAAGTCGCAGACTTTTTTATGACTCCATTGCTCCATATATTCTCTGATGATTTCGAACAAAATAAGCGTGTGCTGCGTATCAATCGTAGATATTACGAGACACCTATATATATAGAAATACCTTCTAAAGCGATGCTGAAGATGTCCTCTATCGAGGAGGTCTTAATCAACTACGAAGCAGTTAATTTCAACGGCGAAGAATGGCAATGGAAGGCTATTAAAACATACATGAGTCGCCATTTCGTAATGTGCTCAGAGGTGAAGACCTACGGTAATCAGCAGAGCGAAGGAATGAGTCGAAAGACAGATGAACAGTTCTTTGCCTTTGCCAATGGTATCTTTCACAACGTCGACGGTCAGTGGGTGTTCGACCCCGTTAATGAACTGGGTGTGGTTACGCATAACAAGAATAACTACTACCTCCCTGCTTTCTCTACTATCTATGCAGGAAGCGGTAAGCAATCAGATAAGTATGAACTTATAAGTCAGCTCGTATACAAGGAGGTACCTGCTGAGAAGAAGGTCAGCTTCGAAAAGTGGGCTTCGCTGATGGACCAGGTATATAAGATTAACGACAATGGTAAATGGGCCTTAGTTTTTGCCATAATGTGTGCCTTTAGAAGCAACATCCACTGCATCGATAGACTTTTTACTGCTCCATTCTTCATGGGGCCGATGTCATCAGGTAAGACACAGATTGCGATATCAATCCGCTCACTATTCATTTCTCCTAATATACCTATCTTCAACCTTAACACTGGTACCGACGCTGCGATGTCTACCTTCATGGGAACTTTTAAAGATGTCCCTGTCGTGCTTGATGAATACAACAATAAGGATATCAGCGACACCAAGTTCCAAGCTCTGAAAGGTATCGTGTATGATGGTGATGGTAAGCAAAAGCGAAAAGGAACCTCTGGACGAGAGATTGAGAACGATAAGGTATTTGCCCCTGTCATTATCTGCGGTCAAGAGACACCACAGCGTGATGATAATGCGCTTATGAGTCGTGTGATTGTCTGCGAGGTACCTAAGCCTCGTAACCGCACACCTGAAGAGGTGCGCATCTTCGACGAGTTAAAGACGATAGAAGATCCTAATAAGATAGGCCTTTCGAACGTGCTTCTTCAGATACTTGAACTGCGTCCTATGTTCATGGACCATTTTAGGAGCCTTAAACAAGAGGCTTATAACGAACTGAAGCAAGACATCATCAACTCTGGCGAGATGGACCGCTTGATGAAAACAGCTTCCCTCTTCCTTGGAACAGTGAAACTGATAGAGAGGTATTCAAACCTTCATCTACCGTTTACCTACGATGACTTTTTCAAGATTGTTCAAGAAAAGGTGAAATTCCAGTTGTCACTCATTCGTAGCACAGATAAGCTCGCAATGTTCTTCACTGCGATGAACAACATGATTGACACGAGGCATATCCTTGAGGGCCGTGAGTTCCTCATCGAACAGCCTAAGAAGGTCACAGGAAAAGACTCACGTGGAGATTCAAAGACCTTCACATTCGAAGCTGGTACTAATGTCATGTTCCTACGCTTGAGTGCGGTGTTCAGTATCTTCGATAGAAGCGGATATAATAATGAAAATAGCACCCTGTCTACAATAGAACAGAACCTGCGCAGCCATTCTTCCTATATAGGAACAGTCTCTTCAAGGCGATTTACATGGGAAGAAACAGTCGATACTGTTAATACCCACGACGGTTCGATGGTTAAAATCAGACAGCAAAAGAGCACCTCCACAAGTGCTATCATTATTGATTACGACAAGTTTGTCGAATCATATAATATAGACTTCAGAAGAGACTTTCCTGAAGACGCTAACAAAAAAAAC